AGTCTATCTGTTCGTATATTTTAACAAGGTTAAATATACTATTTTTTGTTTCATCACGAAAAGCATGTTCTTCTGTTCTAGGAAACTGTCGGTAAAATTCATTTAAAGCATCTTGATCATCTTTTAAACCATCAGCTTCATTTTGCCAACTATCTATTACACCTACATCTATTAATTCACCGTCTGGGGCGAACACATCGATATCAGGAGTAGTGAAAACTGGAATTCCGAACTCATCAATAAATCCTTCGTAGTTCCACTCCATTGGGATAAACAAAGAGTATAAACCAGATTTTGTCTGACCGTTTCTATTTCTTTTAGTGACATCTGATGCATTATATAATTTTTTAAAGTTATCTCCACCTTTATCTAAAGCGTTGGAAGTTGAACCCATCATACATTTACCAATAATCCTACTACCTAATCGTAAACATGTCTTTGTAACTCTCCAGTTGTTTAATATATTTTCAGGTCTCTCCCATTTACCAGCTTCATCATGCACTAGTAAGGCTAATTTTTCACCGTCATAACTATTGTCTCCAGTGTTCTTCCAATCAATAGTTGTATCTAATCCTTGTATATCTTCTAACTGTTCGTTAACTGTTATTTTTTTTCTAGTAAATCTTGTGGATGGTACTCTATATGCAAGTTCTGTTTTTGGCCTGTCCATACCATCTTGTATCGGTTTAAAAAAGAATGGATAATTTACACTAATAGGTACAACTTTATCTGTAAACATTTTTTTAGCATCAGCACCTGTTTTAGATAAAACACCAAATCTACTATCACTTGCGAGAGTAGCTAAATTAACTGTTTCTGCAGATGACATAAAAGAGAATCCAGATCGTCTATTTTTAAGATAACACATGCCGTAGCATCTTTTATCTGCTTTGCATGCTTCCCAAAATATAAAGAACAATCTATTAGCTTCTCTAAAATCCGGAGCTCCAACATCAATCTTACTCCATTGTAAGTACATATAGTGTGTACCTGTTATATAGGTTGGTTTATTGTTATTCATAAACCAAAACCCATTATCCCTTCTATTAAACTCTTCGTCTATATAATCAAACCATTTTTCTTTTTGATCGTCTGGATAACCTCTCCAATCAAATATATTTTTAAGACGTTCTAATTCTTTTGGTTGATCAGTTTTTACCCATTTGTTTTCATCTTGCAAGTACACTCGTTTTGGTTCCAACGGCAAGCCAATTCGCAAGTTTTCGATTTCAAGTATTTCACCGATTTTACCAGTTTTTGATATAACAATGATATCATGTTCTTTATTGTATCCATATTTCCATTTTTTACCTTTATTAAGTCTACTGATAGTAGTCTTCTTAATAGGTTCTATTATTTTAACTAAATCTTGCTCGTACATTACTTAGATCTTCCTTCTGCGAATCCTTTAAACACTCTCTCCTTTTTTTCTTCAGGTTCTTTACCCTCTAAAAGACTTTCTTCTTCTTGAATTCTATTAAGTATTTCAAACGCATCGAATATCGCTAGTTTTTTAGTAGCCGCAGCGTTTTTTAATCTATCTGCTGAAATATCATCATCACTATCCACGATAGGTTCTTTTGCAACTTTAATTAGTTCTTCAACTGCTCTTTGCCCAGCTTGGATTATATTCTTCTTCGTTTCCTTGATATTCATATTTGATTGTAATTAAATTTGATAAAACTCTATATAACCTTTCTTCATCTACTATAAATTCAGATTCCGTCTTAGGTCTATAGCCTATTAAATCTCCAACTTCTACTGTACCATCTGAATATTTGACAATACCTTGTAGTGGTTTTTCAGATTCAATATTAAATTGATCTACTGCTTTTAAAGGTTTTACAAAACAATAACCTTTTGGAGCGTTCCACGTATCATTTCTTTTATATAAGAATATTTGGTCTTGATTTATTAAATAGGTATTCTCATCAAAAAAACTTCTACTATTCTTTTCTATACCTTTAACATTATACCATCTACGAAAAATATTATGATGTACTATAACCTCGTCTCCTGGTTGTATATCTGTATCGCCAATTATTGGGATTGATTTAACAATAGCTGTTCTATTTACAAATTGATGATTATAAATTTCAGTGTTTAAAATTAACTCTGAATCACCAACTTTCTTTTTATTGTTATATCTTTCTCCTTTTGGCGTTACAACAAAGTTGTAAACACTTTTCATTAGTACTCTAAGTTATATTCGACGGATACCGCCATATTTTTGTTAAAGTCCTTCCAAGGTAAAACGTCTTTATTTTTTTTGATATAAACAGAATACTTATCATCTTCTTCTATTATATCGCAGATAGTATGACCACCATACACTTCTTGCCCCACGGCATAGTGCATAGCGTCATTCTTATAATCTTTACCTACAGAAATCTTACGAATTAACTTCGCCATTTTCTGGAGTTTCTGAAGTTTCTGGATTTTCTGGAGCGTAAGCTATTTCTCCTGTTTGAATATTAACATTGTCAGTACCGTATTTAGCTAAGAACTCTGTTCTTTTTTCTTCTATTTCTGCTTGCACTTTTTGCATAGCTGTCATTAAAGCAAATTTCTGAGTTTCTATTCTACCTACGTCAATAGTTAATCTATCTATAGATCTAATAACAGCTTGTAAATCTTCTAATTCTTTATCAGTTACTTTTTCAGATTTAGGTGTTAAGTCTACTAATTCTTCCTTTTTTTCTTTTGTTTTTGTTTCTTTTGTCATTTTATTTTATTTAAGTTAATTATTTATTTTATAAACTAAATCGTTTTTTTACACAATGATGTATATCATTTAATTCATGTTCATCTAAGTCTCTTTCCCAAATAGCGAGTTCATAAAGACTGCCATTAAAATATCTATCAGCATTTCTAGTTCCAACTGTTATAAATTCAGCATCTCCAGTGTTAGCCGCTTGTTCATCTTGTGATAATAATGTACCGTTTTTATAAAGATGTATATTACCTGTTGCTCCAGAATCTCTTTTTACTGTTAACATAAACGTTGATCCAGCATCAAAGCTACTATCATCCCCTGGGGTTATAGTTGTTGTAGTAGTACCTAGTTTTAATGCCAACGTATCACCACCTGCATTAAATTGAAAAAAGTGATTTGTATTATTTAATCCTAATAATACTTGATTTGCATTATGTGCTGTTAAATTCACAACACACATTATAGTAAAACCTTCTTGCAAGGATATGGCTATTTGATTTGCCATGTCGTAATGATCAGCTTCTGAAGATACAAATAACAATCCACCGGATCTAAGCGCTGCTTGATCTCCTTCCGTTGCTTGTGATATAGTGTGGTCTGTTGTACTATTAGAAGAATCTTGCCATCCACTAACACTTACTCCCTTATTATTATTTAACCACATAACAATAGGTTTTATTCTATCTAAAGAACAAAAACTTTTGTTTTCGCCTCCTAATTTATAAAAACCCGTGCCTAATCCTAACATTACTTACCGAAGTAACAAATTATACCCCCATCAGCATCAGCTTCTGGTGTCACCATTGTCCATCTACCGTATATTGTAATTCCAGTAGGAAATTGAACACCATCGGTAGTTGTACCACCAGCAGCGTGATATTCGTCAAGAAAAACTAATGTTTGACTAGATGTTGGTGTTAGTACAGTATCTAATGTTATATTAACACCATCTACTTTTAATACTTTAACTCCGGCTACGTTTGGACCGTTGTAAATAGGCGTTGGGGTTTCTGAATCTACAGTAAGACCAGCATCTATAGTATCACCATCATTAACTAATAACACATATTGTCCTGCTTTTATTTTAGCATTTGTCGCGTCAATAGTTACGGTATCGTTTGTTTTAAACACAGTGGTTACAGCTCCAGTGCAAGCTTGTTCTGTAACACCTAAGTAATTCGCGTCATTCGCTTCAGTACCTTCTGTTGTTATATATTGTGGACCACCAGTATCTAGCGTTTCTGTATGTAACTCTGTCGGCGTATTAGCCGCTAAAAACTGAATAGCTACTATAACATGATCTTTTGGTGGATATACTGGTTTTGCTAAATTTGTAAATACACTACCCATCTGTCCAAAACCATAAGCTACTTCTGTTGAATTTTGTCCCATAATTTTATTTTTTTACTTTTTCTAGTGATCTACCACCAAAGTAGGCACCGATCACGGTTATTAATACTAATTGTAGTAAATCAACCCAAGTTGACTTTACTTCGAAATTTAATGCACCAGCGTCTATAAATATTAATAGCATGGTGCACACTATTAAAAATATTAATACCATTGGCCTAACATTTTTACTAAGCCAAGAGTCTGATTTTAAATCTGCTTCCCAACGAGCTGTAATGTTCTTTTCCATTTCAACTTCGTAGTTAGCTATTATTTCTTTTATTTTTCTTTCTGCTTCTAGTTTTTCTTCAGCAGATGTATGTAAGTTATCTATAACTCCACCTACGCCTTTTACTAAATCAGCAGCACCACCTGATAATAAGTTTCCTAACATATTATTTATGTTTAGATTTTCTTAATATAGCTAATTCTTGCTCTAATTTAGCTTTAGCTTTTTTCATATCACTTACATTTTGTCCTGGTCTGTCTGAACCTCCTTCAATATCTGAAGTAAGAAATTCTATTCTATCTTCTAGGTCATTCATTCTTTCACTTTTACGAAGAGAATACTTACCAGTTTCTTCGTCGTCATATCCTCTACCGTAAACCCATGTTCCTTCCATTTCACCTTTTTGTAAGCCTATTTGTTTTTCATCTATTGGTCCTTCTTGTTTAGCTGGAGAACTCTTAAATCCGCTAAAACCTTTCATTTTGTATCCTTTTGATTTTTTAAAGTTTGGCATAGTTTTTATTTTAATGCTGTTCCCAAGGGAATTGTTTGCTACCTTCTGGTGCCCATTCTCCCTCGTATAATATTTTTCCTTCTGCTCTTGGATAAGTTCTTCCGTTCCAAGTTATATTGTTATCTGTATATTTCATTTTACCGATTTTTATATCGGTTAAGTGTTTCATTTCATGAGATAGTATTTGTCTTTCTAGCGCGCTTCCTTGTTCTACTGATTCGTCTATAAATATAGTACCATCATCATTAGCTTCTCCTTGTATATCTCCATCTAATTTCTTTCTAAACAAAGGAGTACCAGGAGCTGCTTCTTCTTTAGAATTGAAAAAACGTCCTTTTGTTATCTTCCGATGTTTTTGATTAGGTAGTTTAAACATATTAGACAGCTATTAAATCATCATCAATATTGGTGTCTATGTCCTTAACTTCTACACCTTTTACATCATCACTTTTCTCTTTCTTTTTTGTCTTTGACATATCTCCTCCAGAAAACGATTCCCAGGCACTTGAAAGTCCTTTTGCCCAACCTGGTTGTCTAAACTTTAGTTGTACTTTATTAACACCTTGCACCGCTTCTCTTACTTCGCTATCACTTACTTTTGCTGGGGAGTTTCCAAATCCTGAAAATCCCTTCATTTTATATCCTTTGCTTTTTTTAAAGTTTGGCATATTATCTGTCTTTATCTTTAATCATATCATCTATAGCTTTATTATAAACTTTATCTGTATATGATTTGTTATTATAAAAAACACTTCTTTCTGATGTAGGAAGATCTTCCTCACCTAGAAGTATTCTGTAAATTCTACTTATCATTTGAGAGCATTTAAAAGAAGTCTTAAATACAGAGTACATTATCGTCGTACGATTCCTATGCCTCCAAGTTTCTATCCAACCTTCTCGTTTTAATCTCTCCCATCTTGCTTTATCCCACGAGTATGTATAAACTCCGTTGATAAAATCGTTTCGTGTAAATCTTCCTTTACAATCTAAATAAATTAATAATTCTAAGTCTGCGTCTTTTAAC